GCTTCTGGTGAAATCCGCGACGACCGCAAATTCATGACGATGTTAGAAGATTATTGGCTACCTCGCCGTGAAGGTGGAAGAGGTACGGAAGTTACTACCCTTCCAGGCGGTCAAACTCTTGGTCAAATGGATGACGTGCTATATTTTCAAAAGAAGTTTTTACAAACTCTTAACGTTCCAGTTTCACGTTTGAATTCAGATGCATTATTCTCACTTGGACGTGCTACTGAAATTACTCGTGACGAATTAAAGTTCGCTCGTTTCATCGTTCGTTTGAGAATGCGTTTTTCATTATTGTTCTCTAAGCTATTAGAAAAACAATTAATTCTTAAAGGTATTATTACTCCTGAAGATTGGAATTTAATAGCTAGTGATATACGTTTTGATTTTGCCAAGGATAACTACTTTGCTGAGCTAAAACAAGCTGAAATTGCACAGGGTCGTGTTGAACTTGCTCGTAATTTCCAAGATATGGCTGGCAAATATTTTTCACACGAATGGATTCGTAAAAATGTTCTTCATCAATCTGATGATGAAATTCAAAAAAATGATGAGCAGATCCTCGCTGAAAACAACAGTGGTGACGTTCGTTGGTTAAATCCAACTATTGAACAAAATGCTCAGTATATTCAACAACAGCAAGGTCAGGATCAGCAGAGCCAACAACAAGCCGATCCTGAACAAATGAATAAAATGGAACAGGTTCGTCAGGCTATGATCCTTGTAGATCAAATGAAACAAAAGGGCAAGGCTAATCGTTCTATGGCTGACGAGTCGAAATATAAACAGGCTGTTCAGCTAATCGCTAAAAACCCAGACGTAGTAGCCCAAATGGGCACTGGACAACAGTGAAAAGGGATATAATCATGGAAAACGATAAATACGAATTAACAGATTTAGTTGCTGCTGCCGTTGAGCAAAAAGCTACAGATTTTGATACTGCTTTCAACAGTTTAGTTCTTGACAGAATTCATGACGCTGTGGAAAACAAAAAGATCGAAATTGCTCAACAGATGTACGGCTACCAACCAGAAACATCAGAGGAATAAAAAATGGCGAAATATCTCAGAGAAATTGCTAAAAAAGATGTTGGCGATTCAAAGACACCTAAAGCTGCTATTGGTGGTGAAAACACCAGTAAGTCTGGTGAATTGAATATTGATAATCTTAACGCTGCTCCTGGCAATAGAGATTTCGCTGCAAAACACAAGACTCAGAAGTGGGAAGATCGTAACGGTAATGGCGACGATGTTTTCAAAGGTAAAACTAAAGAAGCCAAATACCAAAAACAGTCCGATTCTGTTTATGAATCAAAAGGTATGAAATGCGAATCATGCGGCAGTATGTATGAAGGCGAATCATGTGGTTGTGGTAAATCAGTACCAGAAGCAAAACCTGGTAAAAAGGGCATGATCGTTGATAAGAAAAAACTTACTGAAGTTTTAAAAATTTCCGAAGGCGCCAAAGTTGACCGTATGGTTGCTCATATTAAAGCAAGTGAAAAAGCTTCTGGTAAATCAGAAGAAAAGGCTGAAAACATTGCATGGGCAACAGCTAATAAGCGTGGCATGCTTAACAACAAAAATAAAAAAGTTGAAGAACAAGCAGCTCCTGCTGATACTCCAATGAAGCTTACTTATCCAAGTGATGAAGTCGGGCAGGTTGGGAGAGTATAATGATTTATAAAATTTTAACTCAAGAAATTAGTATTAATACTGTTGCAAATAATGTTGGTGGAAATCCAATAGTTCGTGTTTGTAATCCAAGTACTGGTAATACTGTTCTTTTAGTTCAATATGCTAATGGCACAACTTATGCATCAGCTACTGTTCTTGCGAATAGCGAATTAGTAGTTATTAAAAATCCAACTGATCTTCTTCTTGGTAGTGGTCAGGTTGCTACTGCAGTAGCTTATAAGTCATAAGAGGTTAAAATGAAACTTATTACCGAATTAAACGAATCAGTTAACTATCTAACCGAAGCTACAGAAAACGGTAAGAAGCAACATTTTATTGAAGGTATTTTCCTTCAAGCTGACATTAAAAACCGTAACGGTCGTGTTTATCCAATCAATGTTATGGAAAACGAAGTTGAACGTTATGTAAGAGAAGTTGTTCACGCTAATCGTGCATATGGCGAACTTGGTCATCCATCAGGTCCATCAATTAATCTTGATCGTGTATCACATATGATTACAGAACTTCGTCGCGATGGTAAAAACTTTATTGGTAAAGCTAAGATTACTGAAACACCAATGGGTAATATTGCCCGTGGTCTTTTAGAATCTGGTGCTAACCTTGGTGTATCTAGCCGTGGTATGGGTTCTCTAAAAGAATCAAATGGTGTTATGGTTGTTCAATCTGACTATCATATCGCAACTGCTGCTGATATCGTTGCTGACCCATCAGCACCTAATGCTTTCGTAAAGGGTATTATGGAAAACGTAGAATGGGTTTACGACCCAGTTAAGGACACTTGGCTAGAAGAAAAGCTCGACACAGTAAAAAGAGCTGTGCATAAGATGTCAAAATCACAACTAGAAGAAAAGAAACTAGCTATTTTTGAAGATTATATAGCTTCTTTAACTCTAAAGAACAAGTAAATATAAATAATAGTAAAATTCTAACAGGAGATTTTTCTAATGGCAAACGATCAATTCGAATATGATGAAGAACTTCACGAAGTTTCTTTAGAAGAAGCTAAGAAGAAAGCTAAGAAACGCGAAGAGGAAGAAGAGGAAGAAGAGGAAGAAGAAAGCGGCGGTCGTCGTAAGATGGAAGAGGAAACTCTTGCTGCTAAGTCTCTTCATCCAAAGGCTGCTCCTGGTGAACCAATGGGTAAAGTTGCCGCTATGGCAGCTGCCATGACTGCTATTAGTGGTATGTCAAAGGAAGATCTCAATAAGTTTGCTGCTACTATGGCACAGTTCGGTCCAGGTAAAGATTGGGGCGTTGGCGACAAGTCAGCTGCTAATCAGTCAACTATCGACATGAAATCTGGTTCAGGTCCAAAAACTAAGGATGCAATGCCAAAGCTTGGTATCAAGGAAGACCTTGACGAAATGTTCAATGGCTATGAATTAACTGAAGATTTTAAGGTTCAGGCATCTGCTCTTTTTGAAGCAGCTATTACTGCTCGTGTTATTGCAGAAACTGCTCGTCTTGAAGAAGAATTCGAAACAAAGCTCAATGAAGAGCTTTCAGTATTCACTGAAGAAGTAACTACCAAGCTCGACACATATCTCGATTATGTTGTTGAACATTGGATGAAGGAAAATGAAGTTGCCATTGAGTCAACTCTTCGCAACGAAATTGCTGAAGATTTCATCAATGGTCTAAAGAATCTCTTTGCTGAACACTACATTAGTGTTCCTCAGGAGCAGGTTGATGTTCTTGAAGCTCTTGCCTCAAAAGTAGAAGCCCTTGAACAGAAGCTTGATGAAACAATTTCTGAAAACGTAGAGTTGAAGAACGCTATTGTAGAATCAACTGCACAGGGCATCTTCGAAGAACTCGCTTCTGATCTTGCACTAACACAGCAGGAGAAGTTCGCTGCTCTCGTTGAAGGAATTGAATTTGACGGTAATCTTGAAACTTATGAAAAGAAGTTAAAGATTGTCAAGGAAAACTACTTCAAAACAGAACCTTCACGTACTACTTCTAACATTGAAGAAGAAACTTTCGAAGGTGAGATTTCTGAATCTACTGTACATGTTGACCCTTCAGTCAACCGTTACGTTCAGGCTCTTGCAAGAACAGTTAAGAAGTAATTTATTATAAATAATAGTAACCTAGAAAAATAACCGAAAGGAACAAAAATGTATCTAGCTGAGGAAATTCAAAATAAGTGGGCTCCAGTCCTTGACCATGAGTCACTTTCCCCAATTAAGGACGCACACCGCCGTTCTGTAACTGCTATGATGCTTGAGAACACTGAACGTGCTCTCACTGAATCAGCAGCTCACGGTCAGTATCAGACTCTTACAGAAACTCCAGTAGCTTCTTCTGTAATTCCAGCCAACTTCATGGGCGCTTCAAGCTCAACAGCTGGTTCTGGTGGTATCGATACTTTCGACCCAGTTCTTATCTCACTCGTACGTCGTGCAATGCCTAACCTCATTGCTTATGACATCTGCGGCGTTCAGCCAATGACTGGTCCAACTGGTCTTATCTTCGCAATGCGTTCACGCTACTCAACTCAGGGTGGTTCTGAAACATTCTATAACGAAGTTAATACTGCGTTCTCAACTGTTGCTTCTGGTGCTAACACCTTCGGTAACAAGTTCGTTGGTACTATCCCAGGTGCTACTAACACTTCACCACTCACTGCTGTTAACACTTATAACACTGGTGCTGGTATGTCAACTGCTCAGGCAGAAGCTCTTGGTACTTACCAGAACTCTGACTTCGCTCAGATGGCATTCTCAATCGAGAAGGTTACTGTAACTGCTAACACTCGCGCTCTCAAGGCAGAATACACTATGGAACTTGCCCAAGATCTTAAGGCAATCCATGGTCTTGATGCAGAAACTGAACTTGCTAACATTCTTTCAGCTGAAATTCTTGCTGAAATTAACCGTGAAGTAGTTCGTACTATCAACATCACTGCTGAAGCTGGTGCTCAGGACAACACAACTACTGCTGGTGTGTTCGACCTTGACACTGACTCAAACGGTCGTTGGTCAGTTGAAAAGTTCAAGGGTCTTATGTTCCAGCTTGAACGCGAAGCTAACCAGATTGCTAAGCAGACTCGTCGTGGTAAGGGTAACATCGTTATCTGTTCTTCGGACGTTGCTTCCGCACTTCAGATGGCTGGTGTTCTTGACTACGCTCCTGCTCTTAACTCAAACAACCTCCAGGTAGATGACACTGGTAACACTTTCGCTGGTGTTCTAAACGGTCGTCTCCGTGTTTACATTGACCCATACGCTCTTGGTGGTAACTACCTAACAGTAGGTTATAAGGGTTCTTCAGCATTCGATGCTGGTCTCTTCTACTGCCCATACGTACCACTTCAGATGGTTCGCGCTGTTGACCCAACTAGCTTCCAGCCAAAGATCGGCTTTAAGACTCGTTACGGCATGGTTGCTAACCCATTTGCTGAAGGTCTTAACGCTGGTGCTGGTCGCGCTAATACTATTAGCACTAACAAGTACTATCGTCGCGTTATCGTTAACAACCTTATGTAATTACAACTCTCCATGTGGGAGAGAAGAAAAAGACGGGTTCAAACCGCAAACTGAGGGGGCTTCGGCTCCCTCTTTTTTTATATAAATAGTAGGCAATGGAGGATTAAATGTCTGCTATAGATAACACACCTACGAATAAAAACTTTCTTTCACCTCTGAACTTTAAGTTTCAGATCAAGAAAGCACCTCATGTCAACTTTTTTATTCAAAAAGTAAACATACCTAGCATTGCACTTCCTAATCCAGTTGCGACAAACCCATTCATCAATATTCCATATCCAGGTGAACATTTAAGATATGGTGATCTTGAAATATCATTTAAGGTTGATGAAGATTTACAGAACTATCTTGAAATACACAATTGGTTAATTTCTCTTGGTAAACCAGAAAATTTCGAACAATATAAAGCGATTCAAGATATAGACCCTATCACTGGAAACGGTATCTATTCTGACATAACACTTCATGTTTTAGCTAGTACCAAAATGCCAAATTACGAAATAGTGTTTGTTGATGCATTTCCAGCATCGTTATCTGATATTTCTTTCAATACTGTAGATAATGATGTAACCTTTATACAAGCATCAGCATCTTTCAAATATACCTACTATAATATCAATAAAACCACTTGACTTTTTTCGAATTTGTAGTATACTAATAATTATTTGTTCGTGAGAGATATTATGAAAATCGAAGAAATCCTTGAGAGCTGGAAAGAAGATTCCAACATCGATAGAACTGAATTAGGAGACGAAGCCCTTCGTATTCCTAAGCTTCATCACAAGTATTATCAGATGTATATTCATGAGCGTTTAAATCTTCGTTCTCTTGAAGCTGAAATGAAACAGTTGAAATTAGACAAATATGAATTTTACACTCAAGGACCAAACGAACTAACACCTAAAGAGTGGAAATTACCACCAAAGGGTATGATCCTTAAAGCTGATATTCCAATGTATTTGGAGGCTGATCAAGAGCTGATTAGATTGTCTCTTAAAATTGGTCTTCAACAAGAAAAGTTAGAACTTCTAGAATCTATCATTAAATCGCTTGGTAACAGAGGTTACAATATTAAAGCAGCGATTGATTGGCAGAAGTTCACTATGGGAGCATAATGGAAAAAATCTACATACGTAAAATTGACGAAGTATATAATAAGATAGAATGTGAGCCAAGCACCGCTTACGAACTAAACGATTACTTCACATTTGATGTTCCTGGTGCCCGTTTTATGCCTGCTTATCGTAACAAGTTTTGGGACGGTAAGATCAGGCTTTTTCAAGTTATGACTGGTTACATTTATGCTGGTTTAAACAAGTATGTAGAAGAATTTTGTAAATCTAGAGAATACGAATTAGAATATATTTCTGATTTTTCTTCCGAAGAATTTTCTCTTAAAGAAGCCAAAGAATTTGTAGCGAAAATAAAACCTACAATTGAACCAAGAGATTATCAGCTCGAGGCTTTCGTACATGGTGTGCGCGAGCGTCGAGCTCTTTTGTTATCTCCGACAGCTTCAGGTAAATCATTTATTATCTATCTTTTAACGAGGTATTACAATGCACGCACTCTTATTATTGTGCCAACTACTTCTCTTGTTAGTCAACTTGCCAGTGATTTTGCTGACTATGGCTTTGTATCTGATAAGTTCGTCCATAGAATATACGCAGGACAAGATAAACAAACGGATAAGCCTATTACAATCTCAACATGGCAGTCGATATACAAAATGCCTAAAGAGTATTTCCGACAGTTTGATGTGGTCATAGGTGATGAAGCGCATCTTTTCAAAGCTAAGTCACTTACTTCTATTCTCAGTAAGTTGGATAATTGCCAGTACCGTTTTGGTTTTACTGGCACCTTGGATGGCACACAGACTCACAAGCTCGTTCTTGAAGGCTTGTTCGGACCCGTTAGAAGAGTTACAACGACATCCGAACTGATTGAACAAAAGCATCTTGCCGATTTTAAAATCAAAGCAATTGTTCTTTCTTATCCTGATCATGTTAGACAAATGATTGCACGTGCAGCTGATTATCAAGCTGAGATGGATTATATTGTTAGACTCGAAGCTCGTAATAAGTTTATCACAAACCTTGTTCTTTCTCTAGAAGGTAACACTCTGTTGCTTTTCCAATTCGTCGAGAAACATGGTAAAGTACTTTGTGATATGATTAAAAGAGAAGCAGGTGATCGTAAAGTATTTTATGTATCTGGAGAGGTAGATGGTGAAGATCGCGAAGACATTCGTCGAATTGTTGAGAAAGAAAAAGACGCAATTATCGTTGCTTCTTTCGGAACTTTCTCCACAGGTGTTAACATTCGTAACTTGCATAATGTTATATTTTCTAGTCCTTCAAAATCCAAAGTTAGAAATCTTCAATCAATTGGTCGCGGACTACGTAAATCAGACAGTAAAGATAGCGCTACGCTATATGACATTGCCGACGATATGACATGGAAAACAAAAAAGAATTATACGTTGCTCCACTTTATGGAGCGCATCAAGATGTATAACGAAGAGAAGTTCGAGTACAAGATCTATAAAGTAAACCTTAAGATCTAATATATCATGGAGCACATATATGATTATACTGTGCATTTTTAAAAAGTCAAGGAAATAAAATGGCCAAAGCAAGAAATTATATCAATAATAAAACTCTTTATAGTGCAATGATTCAATATAAAAATTCATTGAAAGAGGCTATTGCTAATGATAAACCAAAGCCACAGGTTTCGAATTATATCGGACAATCTATTCTTTTGATTTGTAACAACTTGGCTAAGAAACCAAATTTCTCAGGATATACATATAAACAGGATATGATATCGGACGGCATAATTGATTGTATATCAGCCGTCGATAATTTCGATCCGGATAAAACAAACAATCCCTTTGCGTATTTTACACAGATCGCATGGAATGCTTTTATTAGAAGAATCCATAAAGAGAAAAAACAAACTTATATTAAACACAAAAACTTTGAAAACTCTTTCTTAATGAACGAACTTTGGGAAGGTGATTCAAATATGCAAATGGTAGCAAATGAATACTCTTCAGAAGTTGTAAAATCTTACGAAGATAAGTTGACTAAAGTCAAGAAAAATAGTAAGCTTAATGGAGTTGAAAAGTTTTCGGAGAATTAATTATGAAAAACGAACATCTAGTACCAGTCAATATTGTTGATTTGGTAAACAAGTTGCAAGATAAGACATTGAGAGAAAACGAAGTAGCGAACTATCAACTTCGACTTGAAGCAATTAAGGAATATTGCTCTATTGCTCTCCATAAACATTTGGCGAGCAAGCCAGTGTCTAAGCCTAATACAAGAGTTATGCGTTGAAGATAGCTATCATCACTGATACTCATTGGGGAGTTCGTAATGACCACACTGCTTTCATGGATAACTCCAAAAGATTTCTCGATGAAGTCTTTTTTCCGTACATTGATGGTAACGGTATTAATACTGTACTTCATCTCGGTGACCTTGTTGATCGCCGCAAGTATATCAATATTAATACTGCTCGGCGTTTGAGAGAAGATTTTCTCAAACCATTAAACGATCGTAAACTTAGAGTTTTAATGGTCGCTGGTAATCATGACACTTATTATAAAAATACTAATGAGGTAAATGCTTTACGGGAAATTGTTAGCTCGTATAATCATATTGATATCCTAGATAAAGCTCCTCAAGAAATTATATTTGATAACCTTCCTATTCTTTTAATACCATGGATATGTGATGAAAACAGAAAAGAGAGCATTGAACGAATCCAGAATAGCAATGCGCCAATTGCTGCGGGTCATCTTGAAATCCAAGGTTTCGAAATGTACCGAGGATCTATTGTATCGCACGGCGATGATAGGTCTCTTTTCGATCGGTTTGATATGGTTCTTAGTGGGCATTATCATCACCGTTCCAGCGATGGTACTGTGTTTTATTTGGGCTCTCATGGTGAGTTTACTTGGTCTGATTATGATGATCCTCGAGGGTTTCATATCCTGGATACGGAAACGAGAGAACTAACCTTTATTGAAAATCCATTCAAGATGTTTAAGAAGGTTTGGTATAATGATCTTGATGACGACTTCTTAAACAATGATCTAGATTACTCTCAATTTAAAAATAGTATTGTAAAAGTTATTGTTTCTAACAAAGACAACCCACTTTGGTTCGATAAGTTTATCGAAAATATCGAAAGTGAAGGACCAATTGAGATGCAAATCGTTGAAGATCATCTCAATCTTGCTCTAGAAGATGACGCTGACATTGTTAATGAAGCTGAATCAACTTTGGATATTTTCAAGAAGTATATTGAAACTGTCGAATCGAAAGCAGTAAGTAAAGAAAAGCTTGAAAAGAAAATCGTTGAACTTTATAATGAGGCTTTGGCTATTGAATGATTATATTTAAAAAACTTCGATGGAAAAACTTGCTCTCAACTGGCAACGTTTTCACAGAAATAGAACTCAACAAAAATAACACAACTCTTATCATTGGTGAAAACGGAGCTGGTAAATCAACTATTCTTGACGCTCTTTCTTTTGTTTTGTTTGGAAAACCTTTTCGTAAGGTTAATAAGCCGCAACTTCTAAACACAATAACACAAAAAAACTTGGTTGTTGAAGTTGAATTTTCAATTGGCAGTAATCATTATAAAATCGTTCGTGGCATAAAGCCTGTTATCTTTGAAGTATATATCAACGATAAATTGGCCAATCAATCAGCTGAAATGAAAGACTACCAAGAATTTCTTGAGCGTCACATTCTTAAAGTTAATCATAAGTCTTTTTGTCAGGTAGTTGTTCTTGGGTCAGCTACATATCAACCCTTTATGCAGCTTACACCAGCACAGCGTCGAGAAATTATTGAAGATCTTCTTGACCTACAAATTTTTACAACTATGAACTCGCTTCTTAAAGATAAAGTTCTTATCAATACAGATAAAGTTAATAGTACTGTCAACGAAAAGAAAATTGTTGAGAGTAAAATTTCTATGGCTCGTGAGCATCTTCTAGAGATGCAGAGCAATAACGATCAGCTGGTTAAAGATAAGCAAGATCGTATTGAAGAAACAAACAATCAAATCAATGACCTCAATAATGAATTTTGGGTTTATGAGAATAAGAGAAAAGAACTTGCTGAATCTATCGAAGATGAAGGTTCTATTTCAAAGAAGCTTGAACAGCTATCTAAGTTAAAACATCAGATCGAAGCCAAGAAAGCCATCATTGAAAAAGATATTAATTTTTTCGCCCATCATGAAAACTGTCCTACATGCACGCAAGCAATCAGTAAAGAATTTCGTCAGATTACAGTTGAATCAAAAACACATGAAATCGAAACCATCGAAGATGGATTGTCTCAACTTATCGAACAATACGAACAAACTGATAAGCGTTTAAACGAGATCATGGATATACACACAGAGATTAATAATCAAAGGATGGAAATCCATAGACTCAAAACAAAAATCACTTCTTTGATTGAATATCGCGACTCTCTCGATAATGAAATTAACAGCATCAAGAAAAATATCAAAACTGAAGATGACTCTAAGATTAGTGAATATGAAAAAGAATTGAAAGATCTTGAACAAAAATATAATGAATATATTGAAGAAAGATCTGTTCTTTCGGCTGCTGGTGTTCTTCTTAAAGATGGTGGTATCAAATCAAAGATTATTAAGCAGTATATTCCTGTAATTAATAAACTCATCAACAAATATCTCTCGGCGATGGAGTTTATGTGTCAATTCGAACTGGATGAGGAATTTAATGAGACTATCAAGTCTAGATTCAGAGACATTTTTAGCTATGCTTCGTTCTCCGAAGGAGAGAAGATGCGCATTAATCTTGCTATACTCTTCACTTGGCGTGCTGTTGCTAAGTTGCGTAACTCTATTAATACGAATCTTCTCATAATGGACGAAGTGTTCGATAGCTCTCTCGACTCAAACGGGACAGAAGAATTCCTCAAGATAATAAAAAGCTTGACTTCTGATACAAATACGTTTATAATATCTCATAAAGGTGATCAGCTATTCGATAAATTCGAGAAAGTTTTGAAGTTCGAAAAGCATAAGAACTTTAGCAGGATCGCGTAATGTTTGAAACTCTCGTTGTTGACGATTTCCTGAATGAGAGAGAGCAGGAACTTGTCAGAAGCAATCTGTTACAAAGAGCAAAATGGCAACTTATTACAGATATGGATGGTAAAGAAGATGCCAAATACCCATCTTATGGGTTTGTTCATGTTTTCAAACATCCTGAACACGGTATTATGTCTGAGTTCTGTGAAGCTGTTCTTGGATTATTTTTGCCAAAGTTTGAAGAAAAAGCTGGCTTTAATCCTAGACAAGTATATTATACTCGTTCCTTTCTGCAAATCCCACTAGAAAAAAGACATCACAAGGAAAGAAATAATGTCCACGTCGACATCCCTCAAAGTCATGTTGCTGCTGTTTATTATGTTACAGATTCTGATGGTGATACTATCTTATACGATAATCGGTATGGTGAAGATGTGAAAACTTTGAAACGTCATAAAACTGTAACACCCAAAGCTGGTCGTATGGTTTTCTTTGATGGTCATCGCTATCATTGCAGCAGCCAACCGACTAATTCTCTTCGTTGTATCATTAACTTTGATTTGATAGTGTAATGTGGCGTTTGTGGGCAAAGGCTCTCGGAGAAAAACACGGAAAAACAGATAAAGAAGCGGATAAGATTGCTTTGATTAGAACGGCAATTATTCTCTGTTACGTTATAACAAACTTCTTTATCATAGCTGGAGTAATAAGACATTGGTAGCGAATACATCATGGACAGTTACTGTCGAACAAGACGAGAATGGTGAATTGCTTTTGCCATTCCCACCAGATCTCCTAGCTCAAATGGGTTGGTCTGAAGGAACAGATCTATTTTGGATAGATAATGAGAATGGAACTTACTCAATAACGGATAAGAAAAATGAACCTAGTGAAAAACGATGACCCTATTCTTACTCGAGTTTGCGAGAATTTTAACTTTAATGATCCTCCTTTCGATCCTCTTGAGTTTGCGCAAGAGTTGGTCAAACACATGTATGATTGGAATGGTATTGGGCTTGCTGCCAATCAAGTGGGAGTTCCTTATCGTGTATTTGCTATGCGGGGGTCTCCTGAGAATTTCGTATGTTACAATCCAAAAGTAGTACAACCTTCAGAACAAGAGATTGTTTTGGAAGAAGGCTGCTTGACTTTTCCAGGTTTAAATGTTAAGATAAAAAGACCTCAGCACGTTAGAGTTCGTTTCACGACTCCAATGGGCGAGACAATTACGCGACAGTTTACGGGAATGACAGCTCGTATTTTCCAGCACGAATTAGATCATCTTGACGGAATTATCTTTTATAATAAAGCTAATCGTGTTCATCGCGATAAAGCGTTGGAAAAGTGGCGTAAGGGTAAGAAAACTTCTATCAACATCGTACCAGATCTGAGCTCCTATGAATATCTTCTACATCGATAAAGATCCTGTTCAAGCTGCCGAGTGGATGGTTGACAAACACGTTGTCAAAATGATCCTCGAATCAGCACAACTTCTTTCAACTGCACATCGTTTGCTCGATGGCGAGCAGGTTATGGGCAAATCTAAAACTGGTCGCAATGCAAAACGTTGGATTTTGAAAGATGCTCGTGAACCTGTGATCTATCAAGCGACTCACATTAACCATCCATCAGCTGTTTGGTGTCGTGAATCAGTAGAAAATTATATTTGGTTAGCAGATCATCTTCATGCTTTGCTTGCCGAATACACTTATCGTTACGGTAAAAAACACAAAGTTGAAGGTGATCTGTCTTATATGCTTTTATCCCCTCCAAAAAACCTGCAGGATTGGGATATGACTACAATGCCATCAGCTATGGCTGACGAATACAAAATTAGTGACGATCCTATCGTCAACTATCGTAACTACTACAAAATCGGAAAAGCACGAATGCATTCGTGGAAAAACCGTCAACCTCCGAAGTGGATTTCAGAATGAATAGATTTGATTGGGATTGGTTAATTGGGTGGACTTGCGCCACCATTATGGTTTTGGGTATTGTTACAGCCATTCATTATGGCACTCTAAACTCTAATGAAAAGTATTATGAGGCTATGAATAAGTGCACTACAGCTGGTGGTACATTTATTCCCAATGGTCGTGGTGAAGTAATGTGTCTTATGGGGAATATTAAACAATGAGTTTTTATACAGATGTTAGGAATTTTCATGTTGCTTTTGGACAGAAAGTTGGAGGGAAACCAGAGCTTCCTGATACAAAAGAACGTACTCTTAGGATGAAATTGTTAGCGGAGGAAATGTATGAATATACTGCTGCAGAAAACGACAATGATATTGTCGAGATTGCTGATGCTCTTGCTGATATTATCTACATTGCCTGTGGGACTGCTGTTGCTTATGGTATACCTCTTGACGATGTTTTCGAGGAAGTTCATGCATCTAATATGGCCAAGCTCGTCGACGGTAAACCAATCTACCGTGAAGATGGAAAGGTAATGAAGCCTGAAGGATGGCAGCCGCCAGATATTAAAGGCGTATTAAAAAAGTCACATGAAATTTTTATTTGTCGAAATGCTCAAATTACGTTATAATATCTGCATATATAACTTAGGATATTATAATTAAGGAGAAGTTTATGGTTGAGGTGCTTGTAAGACCAAAGATCGATTCAGAAGAAACTTTGGGCACATTTATCAGCAATAATTATTATGATCGTGTAATTCAAGAAGATTGTGATCTTTATGCGCAGTCGCTTGATGGCACACTTAGTGAAGAAAATATCATCTTTAAGTTTAGAAAAAACACATTTACTAAAGAAGAATGTGATGCAGCATACGCTGGGTTGAGAGATGCAGCAACTGAATCGCAAAACCGTGGTATGGCTGCTGGACCTCGAGGCAATCAACTTGGTCAAGAAGGTCGTGGTAATCGCGACTGGGTGACCGCCGAGCAACTTGACATTCTATCTTTTATTGCTCGTCCTCTTAATATAATTGATGATGGTACTACTATTGAAACAATCAAACAGAACCATAAACTCTTTTCTAAAGAAGAAACACGTGGTCAGGTTTGGCTTCGTTCAGCTGTAACTAAAAAGTATCCTGAATATCATGGTTGGTTTGATAAGTGGTTAGCTGGTACTCATAACCTCCCTCGTGAAGAACAGATCAAAGAAGCACAGTATGTAATTGATAATTACATTTCAGATACAAATTATGCTCAGTCTGTTATGTCTGGTATTGCTGGATTCTTTGATCGTTATCCTCGTATTCCTCATGGTCGTGCATGTTCATATAATGAAAAACATCCAGATAAGTTTGCGCTTTCTTTCCCATATTTGAGAAAGCTTAACGAACAGTTTAAAGAACTTATCCCTGGTAGGTGGAATGCTCAAAATGAACAAGCAAATAAACTCGACCCCAGATTTCGTATTGGTGGTACAGTGTTTACTACTCTTACTGTCAATCATAACTGGAGAACTGCCTGTCATCGTGATGCTGGCGATCTCACTACTGGTTTCAGTAACATTTGCGGAGTTACTGGTCCGGACGGAAAGGGATGGAAAGGTGGTCAGTTTATCCTTCCTGAGTATAGGATTGCTATTAATCTTCAGCCTGGGGATATGTTACTTGTTAATAACCATGAAGGTATTCACGGCAATGATGAATTGATCGGCGATGATAATGATCGTATGACTATCGTTGCTTATTTCCGTGAGAAGATGGTTGAACTTGAGTCTTGGGATTATGAGATGCTTCGTAAACAATATGTTGAAGAACGCCGTCAAAATAAAAACCATAAGTTTCATCGTCCACTTTGGAATGGCGTTTCGCCTAATATGTGGGAAGATCAAGAATGGTTTGACTATATGAAAGCGCATAATATGGAAGATCCCTACGCAAAAGAAAAGTCAGCAAGTCTTGAGGATTTCTTCGCTTAATGTGTGGAGTTCTTGGCATTGCCATAAAAAACTTTAACGAAGGAGACTACGATTTAGTTCGTAGTCTCTTCATTCAATCTATGATTCGCGGTAAACACGCAACTGGCGTTTCTTTTGTTAAAAACGGTCGTGTAAATACTATTAAAGATCCTATCCCTGCAAACGAATGGATCGAAAAACAAGATTTAAACGAATGGAAAAACGAAGATGGAAACCTTTATTGTGTGGGTCATGTCAGATATTCTACTTCTGATTTGCGCTACAACCAGCCTATGGCTACTGATGACATGGCTATTGTACATAATGGAGTCATTTCTCAGGAAGCGCCTGAAAAATGGATGGAAAGATATTCACTGGGAACATTAACTGCTAATGACTCTGAGCTAATACTGAAAGCGCTGGAAGCAGGATATAACCCACTAGAATATTTTCATCCTGCTTCAATGGCTGTTTGTGGTGTGGATGCTGAAAAGCAAATTATAGCTTTTCGAAACGAAGAAAGACCTTTGTATCTATGTCAAAACGAAAATATAATTGTGTTTTCTTCAACAGAAGATATTTTAAAAAGGTCTAATTTGTTTTTTGGTATTAGAAAAATTCCGATGTATGAAGTTTTTATTGTTGAAAATTTCGAAATAAAAAGCTATAATACATTTATTGATAACGTAGAGGATTTACAATGAAGAATTATGATAGAAGCACCTTTACTTACGGATTCGAAATTGAATGGGGTGATATTGATCGCAATATGCCAATCCCTCCAGAACTTGGTGCTTGGGAATATTGTGAAACTGATATCATCAATCTCCGCGAACCTTATCGTGGTTTAGGTTCTGATCCAAAGGGTGTCAATCCTCCTGTTGGTGGTGAAATTAATATGAAGCCAACACGTACTATGGAAGAGCAAGTCGATAATATAATGAAGATTCATGACTTGTTTGTTGCTCATGGTACTCCTCCGACTACTGGTTGTGTTAACCATGGTCATCTTCATATCCACGTTCCAGGATTGACGGAAGATATTGATGCGCTGAAGCGTTTGTCTTTGTATCTTCGCGATAATCAGCATATGACTATTGATCGTTGTTATCAGTTTCGTGTTATGCCAAACATGGAAATGACAAAGACTGCTAAGACATATCTTAAGCACGATGGTGGTCGTATTATGCCTGACTGGCTTGCTACTAACCTTGGTACAATTCCTGTTGACTTTGATGACTGGATTAGAGTACACTGCTGTGGTAAGGATGCCAAAACTCTTTCACGACCATTCAGATACGGAATTCATACCTATGCTCTCAAAAATTCTAAGACCATTGAGTTCCGCTGTTTCCGCAGTTCAATCGATCGTCAAGAGATCCTTGACTCGTTTAGATTCGCAACTGACTGGATTGATGCTGCTCTTAATAATGGTCCTGACGTTCAGGAACTTTTCTTAACGAATGATTATAAGTTCCCGCCTTTCGAATACGACCACGAAATGTATCTTGCTTGGGAAAACACCAAGTATGAACGTACTGATCGTAACCTCGATGACGAAACCGCTGAGAAGCTCGGTCTTAACAAACTCGGTAAGTCTCGCAAATTTCTTGAAGTATGATATATAAAACGCTTGACAAAACTGAATATTTAAAGTATCATAATACTCTGGTTGGAAAAGACCAGAAGTTTTCCAAAGTCGCCATCGGTATGTGGGACTTTATGAAAGCTTGGGAAGCTTGGCCACCCAGAGTATTAGAGCAGGATGGAGAAATTCTTTCTGTATGCTTTATGAAAATATCTGGTCAAGCCAAACACTACAAAGTTCTATTCATTTCGAATATCTTTACACCGACTCCTGGTCGTGGTAAAGGTTCTGCTAGAGAAATGTTAAACTATAACATCCTCGAAGCAGTTGAAGCTGGAGCAACTAGCATTCGATTAGACTGTAATCGTGCTGCTCTTGGTTTCTATGATAAACTTGGAATGACTTATTGGGGTACAACCATCAGTCATTCTATGTTCTGTGATCTACCTATCAACAATGGAGGCGTACAATGCTTTAGAGAAACACAAAATTTATCTGCAATTGAAATATTAAACACCTACAGTGCTGACCTCAAAGCTGCAAAGATAAAGTGGATACTTAAAAAAGTCAAGAAACATGGAGAATTTGACTTTGGGCATCCATCGCGTTATGAGGATTTCATGCTACTGGTTGATTTCAACAAACTAGAAGTAAAGGAATGAAACAATGCTTAACTTTGAACCTAATAACTGGTACGTATACATCATCTGCAACAACAGGACCAATTGGCTTTACATTGGTCTTCATCATCAAGTTGGAAATAAAGCATACTCGAATTCTTCGAGTAGTGTCTTGCTTAAAGAAGCCATTGAGAATGGTAACACTTCTGAATATATTGTTTGGAAAGGCAAGAATGCTGAAAAGGCAGCTGCACTCGAAACCTATCTAATTAATCTTGCTAAGACTAATCTGTATAACCTCTACAATAATAATAGTGGTGGTGGATTTAGGGGTGGTGCTCGCCCCAGTATTCTTACTGCTGAAGATTGTAATGTTGGTCAAAACATTATTCTGCACAAGATTTATCCCAAGTCTGTTTCTGACGACGATGAATTTGAAATTAATTTGAAATTACGAAAGCTTGCTGATAATGTTCGCGATGCAGTGAAGGATGCAAAAGACGGCAAATCAAACCCATTCAACGTGGAATATCTCCCTGTTGATGAAGTTCTCAATTTGTCATTTCTTCAAATTCGCGAAAATGCTATTGATAAAAACAACGTTGAAAAGGTTGTTGAGTCAATGTTGTTGGATATGAAGAAAGCAGAATATCTTGTTGAACCAGTTTCTATTGTAAGAAAGAAAGATGGTGAATTGCTTCGCGTAGATGGAACTTCTACGATTTATGCAATCAAAGAAATCAACAAGTGGACTAAAGCTCCTGTTGTTTTTCTTGACTCAGATATTTTCCATGATAATGAAACATACATGGAAGTTTATGCTACCCTTCGCAATCGTCCAGAAAAGCATAAGGGTGCTAATGATCCTAAGAAAGAATTGAAGAATCGTATTCGTAATTTCCATATGGCAAATCGCGATTTATTTGAGAATGACATTGAAACTTTCCAGCGTAAGTTTATGACATTGTTCAGCGGTTCTTACTCTGATGAACGTATGAGAAGTAATCTCAGCGTATACATCCGAACAATTCAAGAAGATCAGATGTATGGTGACAACTGGATGGATTATAGTGTAAATGATGGAGCTATTATAAAGCAACTCGCTGCTAAAATTCTTCCAATGTTCCCACGTTGTTCTGAATATACTCACGTTTCAGTAACTGGTCTTGAACGTGTGGCTCCAGGCAACAATCTTAATTACTTTGGTAATACTGCAACTGGTGCTGCTGATACAGCAATTACGATTGCGGAACACACTACATATGTTAGTGAAGGTAAAGAAGCTTATTATTTTGAGCGTTATGCAAATTCTTTGGCTGAAGCAGGTTTCTTCCCTGATAAGAGTAAAGCTCGTCATGGCTATACTCCTTTCGTTAGTAAACTTACAGGCAAAAAGATTTTTGTGTTTTTCCTTCCCTGTCGTGTTAACACAAGGGCAAAAATTAATGCCAATTACATCTTTGAGTTGATGTTTGACGTTGAAAAAATCGCAGCGTAAGCAAGACTTCATAAACTGGTATCGCTGGTCGCTTTCCATCAAGGATTGCGATCCAGCGATCTTCATGACTAATTACTTGTTCCGTAGATTCGAGCATAATAAGGAGCAGAAGCTCTGGATATCTTGGATCTACGG